GTTGCTACAGATGTTATAGTTTGAGGTTCTGATGCTTGTAAAGATGCGAATGCAGTATTTGTTAGAATATAATTAACGGCAATATTTTTAAGTTGTAGTACTGCGGCAGACGTCTGTGCTTCTTGTCCTGCATTCTTAAAAGTTGCACCGTTATAGTATAAACTTGCTGAAGTAAAACTTTCAGCATTACCGCCGTATTTTACGTCAGCGATCAGCGCATCAACAATTACCCCAATATCTCGAGAAAATAGGCTGTCGTTATAGGTAAATGCAGCCCATATTCCTGTGCCAATACCAATTTGTTGATCAATCCATGCAATAACTTCTTTCTTTAGATAATCTTTATTGAATGTCAATAATTCAACTGCATCGGGATAGTTTGTTGGCGCTAGATCTAAACCGTCGAAGTTGGTATCTCTATAAAAATAAGTTTCAATCCAAGTACTTTGACTTGCACGATCTTTAGGACGCACAATACATCTACGGAAGTCATCGCCTCGAATCGTTACGTTAGCTGGAACTCGTATTGGTAAATCTTCGTAATAAATTCCACTTTCAACTCGAATAGTGACCTGTACATTTTTGTTTGCTTCTGCAAATTCTAATTCTTCAGTTAGGTCAAAGTTTTGTGGAGAAAGTAAACTACATGTTATCGTATCAAAGCCTGCAGCAGTATTGTCGTTATAATTTACAATTCTACCAGTCGCTCCTGATCTAATTCCTCGAACCAGTTTACCTGGGATAATGTCAATGTTAACTGGATCTCCCTGATCAACTCTGGTTCCGCCGTTGTCAAAAGTAATAGCCACTACTCCGCTACCGTAATCAATTTCCGGAGCAGAACTAACACCATCATTAAGTATATCAATTACAATGTCAAATTTACTTTCAACTGCTGATCTGCGTGTGGAATTTGGGGCAGAATAAATGCTATTTTGTCTTGAATAAACTGATTGATAAGAAGTGGGCGGGCTTGTTTCTTGTAGAACATAATCAGTAAGAACTTTTGCATATTGAATACCTGCTGCAGTTTCTACTAATTGTGTACCCGATGCAACTCTTGCACTGGCATTCCTAAAATATGATTTACCAGCGTTAACTGATTGGTAATTACTGTCAGTTAATGTATCAATAAGAACTGCATCAACAATATAGCCTATATCTCTAAAACATAGATCTTGATCATATTGAAGAGTAGGATATGTAGTGTTTATGTACCCAACTACCTCAGCTTGAATATACTCTTTATTAAGAGTCAACAGATCCTCTACATCGATCCAGCTGGCATTGCCGCCACTAAATGCAACACTTTGTACTTGACTGTTGGTTGTTTCTCCGGCAACAGTATGGGCAATGCGTTGTCTATAAGGTCCCGGTTCATTTTCGTAAAGCTCAATGACCTCTTCTGCTTTACGACATGCAGCGCCTACTGTGGCATATGCATAGGCAAAAGCAGCACCTTCTTTCCCTTCGGGCGTATTAGCCTGTGTGTCATCCCCTGAATTTGCCACAAACAAATTAAACTGGCTGGCAAAACTGGAATTATCAACATAATACTTTGTAGCTGCCTGCAGATCATCTGCACCGTTCGGAGTGCCTGCGCCTGCTAATGGTCCAGGATGATCATCTAAGTATAGTGGCCCAGTCATTGTATCGCCTTGACGACGAACAACACTCTTACGTGGCAATGCTTCGTTGCTTAGATAATTTCCCGCAAGATTAGTATTTAAATAGGCATCAGTTAAGGTTTGAGTTCCACTGCCACCAGATACAGTAATTTTATCCACGCCATTTCTAGCATCGTCAGCACTGTAATGTACACTTACAAAGTTATCGTCGACATATTTTAAATGATAAACAGGAGTTGCAACACCACTACCTGTACCGATTCCTGTTGCAGTAAACACTGTAGAAATCTCATTACTTGATGAACCTATACTGGTCCATACGGTTGACCCCACTGTACTAACTTTGTAAGTTCTTCCAATTACAAAACTTCCAGCGTTGACTGTTTCAGCAAGACCAACAGCGTTTGCATTTGTAGAATTATAGGTAAATGCAATACCATCGGCTCCTGAATCAAACCCGTGATCGGGTAAATTCATATTACCACCGGTATACCCGGATATAGCTCTTGTATATTCGGATTGATTTGCAGGTTCATCTCTTACACGTAGTTGTCCAGCAGAACTACTGCCACCGCCACTTTGAAGATATCTGCGATCCGCATAACCTTTGGTAATAACCAATGCATCTGCTGTAATAGTAGTACCGTGTGTGGTATTGAATAATAACGCATTTTGTACACTAGGATCTGCGACTCGGCCAACAGGCAAATTCTGTGCATCTAATGGAGCACCTAACTTTGGTCTAGGATCCGAAATAACACTTCCACCTGATGCAGTAATTGTCACACCTGCTTCGCCATTTGGATCTATAATAATACCATCGCCTGCTACAAGATCTTTAGCTAATACTTGATCTCCTAGATCATTAACAATGAATATTTGATTACTAGCATATTCGTTTGGAAAATCATCTAAGTTTGTAGAAGAAATAAAATCCCCGGACCCAAAGACTGCGTATAAATCTCGAAAGTTTTCATTGACCTTACGGAATGCTTCGCGAATACTGTCCCCAGTGCCGTCATTACCTTGTACGCCAATATCAATTTTTTGTCTTGCCATTTTATACCTCTAAGTGATCAACGTAGTCATCTGCTACTGAAAAACTAGATCCGCAGCCGCAAGTAGTAGTTGCGTTAGGATTTGTAATTGTGAATGAACTTCCCATAAGTTCGTCTTTGTAATCTATTTCAGCACCCTGTAGATACTGCATACTCATAGCATCTACTAGCACTTTAAATTCGTCTAGAGGAATTTCAAAGTCATCTTCGTTTGTTACTTCGTCGAAGGTAAACCCATAGCTAAATCCGCTACATCCTCCCCCTTGAACAAATGTACGTAATGCTAGTTTAGGATTGCCTTCTTCGTATAGAAGGTCTTTAATTTTTATTCTTGCTGAGTTGGAAATTGTTATCATAATGGTATTTATCATATCATTTTATAACCATAATGTAAATACAAGATGTTCATTACAACAGAATTAGAAACAACAGTTCACACTAGAACTAGCAAGCTAGGTGTAGAACATCAGTATAACCGCACTCGAACGCTGGCAGTGTTTCGTTGTGATAATTGTGGAGAAGGGTTTCGCAGACTAAAAGAAAAAGTTAGTCCTAAAAGACTAAACAACAACTACTTTCATTGTTGTGAACACTGTGATGCCAAACGTTTTGCTCAAAAGAAAGGCGTCGAGCGACGCCTAATATGGGATATGCCAGTATCAAGTACTGCGGATATCAGTCGACTCTAGCACTGATAATATTCCAGTTCATTATCTTCCATTGATTAGCTAGATATTCTTTTTTATCCGATTGATAGTCTAGTGCCCAAGCATGTTCCCACCAGTCAATTAACAAGACGATATCGTTTTTAATTTCGTGATTCTTGATTGTTTTGATCTCACCGTTCTTGGCAAGATATGCCCAACCTGATCCCTGTATGCCCATAGCAGTCTTACTAAATTGTTCTTTAAAATTGGCAAAAGTTTTGAAATTTTTGTTAATAAACTCATTAGCTGTGCCACTTGGAGTATTATTATTACTAGGTGGCTGGAACTGCGTAAACCAAATATTGTGCAAAAATGCACCTGCTTCGTTAAAGTCCGGGTCGCCTTCTCCTTTATTATAACGAGTCACATAGGCGCCGTAAAGCTCGCCATAATGATAGTCTATACTAGCCTTGCTCATGCTTGGAGCCAATGCCGTTTTAGCATAGGGTAGTTTAGTATGTACTAAATCTTTAGGTTTTTTAGCTTTTTCTGCTTCGGTAATATAATGGATGAATCTATACATTCAAATATTTAGCGCATTATAACATAGTTATAAATAAACACCTAAGGAGGAACATAGAATGTTCAATAAAATTAAAGATTTCTTGTTTGGCAGCTCACCAGTACAATCACCTGTAGCGACGCCATACAAAGTAGACGCAGTCCCAGCCGGTACAGAAGCCTCAATTATTGCCAGCCCACCAACAGCTTCGGCAGTTGAAGCAGTGGTAGTTGTTCCAGAAGCCGTTGTACCAGCAGGAGTAGTTGAGCAAGCCCCAGCAGTTGAGACTGGAACTGTTGCTAAACCTAAGAAGCCGCCAGTTGTTAAGAAACCACGTGCTCCTAAAGCAAAGTAAGAGCCTTAGCCTGTTCGTACAACATACGGCTAGCTAAATTTTTACCTTTACTTTCACACATAATATCATGTGTGTTCAAAAAGCTCAAAGCCCACTCATTTGTTGCTGTATTCCAGTAAAAATCAGAGTGTGCTCTGAGCTTTTGTTTTTTGTAGCCTTCTAATAACAGACCTGCATGATCTGGTGCAGTACTAGTATTGTGATCAACTAGATAATCTTCACGACTAACACTATAATGCATAGTAGGGCGTAGACCGCGCCAACTATCCACAACACGCTTAATACGGTCATCAGTCGGCTGGATGTACTCGCCTTCTCTGATCCAATGATGGTGTACGTCAAGCACAGTAGGGATAATATCACTAAGAGAAAGGCAATCATTTAGGCCCCAGGCGTTTTCTTCGTTTTCAATGGTAATACAATTTCTTGCTTCGGGGGTAAGTCTCGTGTAGGCAGCTCGAACACCTTGGGGACCGAGTTTACCCGAGATATGGACATTGATTTTAAAGTCCTGTAATGATTTACCGTAGCCCATCCACCTGACCATATCTGCATGATATTCAAACTCCTCAATTGATCGTTCTACAATACCTGGGTTGCAACTTGCCAACACAGTAAACTGACCAGGATGCATAGACAAGCGAACACTGTTCTTGCGAGCCAGATCTCCCACGACTCTAAATTCTCTTTCGCAATATTCTCTGGTAGCAGGAAGCCGCCAAAACCAGCTCCAATCCTGCTGAGTATATACAGGCAAGATATCGCTTGACAGTCGTACCATTCTAAGATTTTCATCAAGGGCTCCTACCTTTTCAACCAGCTTGCGAGTAGCTTCGATGTTACCTACCATTAGGTCCCATAGGCGTTGTTCAGCTACTTCTTTGCTCTGTCTATTTAACCACGCAACGGTAGTAGAGCCAGTATTATATTGTTTAGCATCATCTTTTTTATCAATGCCGTTGACCTGTTCAGGATGATCAATCCATTTGCAAGCAAAACCAATCTTCTTCATAATATACAATCAATAAAAATGGACATAGTATATTATAACACCATGCCCATTTTTTGTCAACGATTAGATCCAATTTTGAACAACTATTAGATCTTCAACTTCACTAGGTTTTGGGTCACCGTGGAATACTAGAATATTAGTACTGTTGTTTATTACAGGGCTGGCTCTCTCTTTAAATCTACGCTGATTTCCTACTTTTATAAGATCAGTTCGATCTCGAACTTCCCATTTATAACTCTGTATCCATTCAGTGGGCCAAAATACAAAGCCAGTTTTTATCTGACTAAAGATCCAATCTTGGTCTCCGTGCATACGCTTAGTTTGACTAAGATCTTTAACAAGGTTATCCCATACATAGTTGTGACTACCTTTTTCAAATCTAAACACACTGCTGTTAAATTTATTCCAATCTTTAATCATTGATCTATTAAAGTCTCTAATGATGCAAAATTTGCCTGGTTGAAAATCCCAAAGTGTATCTATATTTTTAATTACAACAATATCTAAATCTAGGAATAGAATAGTTCCATTGATAGGTAATTCACTGCTGAATACCCAAGGTTTGTACCACCACCCTGACACGCTGTATTTTGGTATAGAAATAACTGTAATATTTGGATCAAGACCGTCGGCATTTTCTGTTATACAGGCAAATTTAAAAGGCACAGAAGAATGCCTAGTAGTCATGTTGTATAACTTGTTAACATAATCGGCAGAATATTTTGTGCCGTGTTTAAGACAAAGGATCCACTTATCCATTTACTAGCTCATGTATATTTTTAAGTTGTGTTAACAGGCCTTCTAGCTCGTTAATAGGAATCATGTTAGGTCCATCGCTAGGTGCTAGATCTGGATCCTCATGAGTTTCAATAAACACAGCATTTACTGCTCCTGTTGCAACTGCTGCTCTGGCAAGGTATGGCACCATCTTGCGATCACCACCGGATACTACTCCTAGCCCACCAGGTTGTTGAACAGAGTGTGTACAGTCAAAGACTACAGGATAACCGGTAGTTGCCATAATAGCTAAACCACGCATGTCAACTACAAGGTTATTGTATCCGTGAGTAAATCCTCTTTCACATAACAATATATTTTTATTGCCTGTACTGGCAATTTTTTCAGCAACATTTTTCATATCGTGCGGTGCAAGAAATTGCCCCTTTTTGACATTAATTGTTTTACCAGTTTGTCCGGCTGCAAGTAACAGATCAGTTTGTCTGCATAGAAATGCAGGAATTTGAATTACATCAATTCCTGCATCCGCAACTAACTGTGCTTGATAACTTTCGTGAATGTCGGTAAGTACAGGAACCCCAAAAATATGTTTAACAGCATTGAGAATTTTTAGACCTTCGTCAATGCCAATACCACGCTTTGTACTAACACTACTGCGATTAGCTTTGTCAAAACTACTTTTGTAAATAAAAGGAATACCAAGTTTATCTGCAATTTCTTTGATAGAGCCAGCCATTGTTTGAGCGTGTGCCGCACTTTCTATTTGACATGGTCCAGCAATTAATGCAAGTGGTTTATTCTTGCCTATTTCTATATTTTTTATTGTAATCACGCAAAGAGATCCTCATTCCATTCACGATGCCCTTCTCGGTAGGCCATATTAGCCTGTGTCTCACGTACCTCTACACGATAACACCACAGACGTTTGCTTTCGCCTTCGCCCCACATGTCCGGAATGTAAACACCATTAACATATTTGTACAGCATGTCTGCTAAACTTTCACACCCTACTCTAGGCAAGATTGTAAGTTTAGCCAGCTTACGGCGTTCCATTTCTTTGTAGAACTCTAGTTCTGGATCATCTTGTGATACTAAGGTAGTATGATCAAATTGATCCTCTAAGATCTTTTTAAGTTCTTTAAGTCCGCCATAGTCAGCCGCCCAATTACGAACGTCTAGGTCGTTGGTGCCAAAGTAAAATTTCATACTAAATGAATAGCCGTGATTTAGATTACAGTGACTATCGGCACGCCATTGGCGATAAGCGCAAGGAAATGCATCGATATACTCT